CGCCGCGCTGCGCTTGGGCCCTTCCTGGATCACCTTGCGCAGCTGGTCCTTGAGATAGCCAGGCTGCTTGGCCAGCTCGCGGACCTGGCGCTCGGTCAGGTCCTCCATCTCGAAGATGCCCCGGCCGTTCTTCACGTTGTCCCCGCACGCTGGGTCTTCCCACACTCGGCGGGGGTCCACACGGAACGAGGCCGGCTTCAGCTCATCAACAACCTGAAGGATCTGGACCTTCTCTGGCTGCCCGGTCTCTGGGTTGACAGTGGTCTTCTCGCGCCAGGCCTTGCGCGTGCGGGCCGTGACCATCGGCCCCTTGATCACGCCCACGCCCATTACCGCGGCGTCGTGCAACACCTTGCGCACCTCGCCGTTGTAGTCACACTCGATCAGCTGGTCGTTGATCTCGTTCTCCATCGCCTCGGCCGCCTTGCCAGCGGTCTGCTGCACGGCCAGGGCAATTTGCTTCTTTTTGGCGGGACGCCCAAATTGTGGGTCGTCAGTGACGTTGCCCTCCTCGTCGAACAGCACGGGCTGCCCGGTGGCCGGGTCGATCAGCGTCTCGTTGCTCTGCAGCGCCGTGGCGCAGTCAGGGTCCGGAGTGGGCTGGATGCCCCAGTTGCGGTCGTCGGTCGGCAGCAGGATGTCCGACAGCCTGGCCTCAGCAGAGTTCGCCTTCTGCCTGGTGATGCCCACGAACACCGTCGAACGCGTGGGCAGCGCCTCGCGTGTGGTGACCGGGTAGCCCTGGTAGACCGACTCCATCATGGACGCCGCCATGCGCGTAGCCGGGTCCTTGCCATGGTACTGGTCCAGGTCCTGGGTGACGCGCTTGTCCCACCCCTGCGACGCACGGGCGGTGATCCACTTGTCACGCGTGACTGCAAGAGACGAGCCGAACGCCTGCAGTCGCTCCTCGCGGGCGACTTCCTGCGCTACGTCGTCTTTTTCAGATGTTCGTTCTTGCATGTCACGTTTCATTGTTGGTGCCGGCTGTCCCCTCGCAGGCCGGCGCTGCGCCACCATTCATCCGAGAACTGGACGTCACCCCACCAGAGTGATCACCACCCCACGGCCGGGTCAAAGACCTCGAACCGTGGTACGTTGGCCGCAAACAGCCGGTTCTGGTTCTTGACCGGTTCCAGCTCGTGCAGGCTTTTGGCCTTGCGCAGCATCATCAAGGCATAGCGGGTGGCCGACAGGATGTCGTCGTCCTCCTTGACGATGATCCCTTCCTTGCGGTGGTACAGACGAAACTCGCTGAACCAGTCCTCCAGGTGCGAGAACACCCGCAGCCTTCGTGTCTGCATCCGCTCCATCATCATCGAAACCCCAGCCTCGACGCTGTTGCCCCCGGGCTTGCCGTCCGGCCGGGGCTCAAACTGCGCCCGCTCGCTCAGCATGTTCATGCCGAACTTCTTGTACTGCTCCATCAGGATCTCGCCCGAGCCCTTGTCATGCTGCAGGCCGTCGTGCGGCCATGCCCACGGGATGTTCTGGTAGCCCTTGCCGATGACCATCCCGGCCTGGGTCATCACAGGGGTCTCCTTGACCTTCCAGGCGTCGTAGACATAGACCGTGTCCGTGTCCCTGTCGTGCGCCATGCACGCGAACGCGGACGGGTGGCCCCATCCAAAGTCCACCCCGTTGATGCGCGCCCAGTGCGGCGGGATCTCGAACGGCTGCACAGTGATCACCGACTCGGCCACCGGGAACACCAGGCCGGAGCCCATGATCGGAATGCCACGTGCCCGGGCCTCGCGCTCGTGCTCCGGGTAGGTGGCAATGATCCGGGCCTTCTCCTCGTCGGTGTAGTGCTCGGCGTCTTCGATCGTCATGCGAGTGACGGTCGTGCCCTCGGGCTTCTCGAGCAGGAAGCGCTTGACCACCTGCGACATGCCCATCAGGGGCGTGAACGTCACGAAGACGATTCCACCCGTTGCGTTGGTACGAGTGAGAGCTTCGCTGTAGATGTCAAGGGGCGGCTCCTCGTCCATCCACACCAGGTCGACTGTGTCTGCTTGCCACTTTGTGCGGCCCTGGTCGTAGCTGTTGAACTGGATGACCGACTCGCCGCCGTACTCGTTCTTGACCGTGATGCTGGCCACGGCGTCGGGCACCCCCTGCTTCATGCTGTGGGTGCCGATGCACTCCTTCGGGATCGCACCGGTGCCCCACTCTTCACGCTTTTGCGGCGGGCCCACCAGCAGACGCTGCACGCCCTTGCGCGTCAGTTCGCCCGATTCGGAGCCGACGAGCACGCTGACCGGGCGGTGGAACCTGCGGCCCGTCCACCAATCGGGGTAGCGGCCGGTGGCGTGCATGGCAATCTCGTAGGCACCGGCCCACGTCTTGCCCAGCTGGTTGCCGGCCATGAACAACCGCTCGCGGAAGCCCTTGCCGACCTCGTGGAATTCCTTCTGCTTGACGTACGGCTTGTACGCCGCCAGCATGTTCTCGCGGTGCCGGCGGTCGCGGATCGTGAGCAGCTCGAGCAGCTCGAGCTTCTCCTCCGGGCTGAGCGCCTGCAGCTCCTGCGGTGTCACTCGACGTTCCTCGTCAAGCCGTGCAGGATCCAGATCACGGCCGCGCCGACCACGGCCAACGGCACCGTGACCACGAACAGGGCCGTGATGAGGATCGCTTCGGTCATGGCTTGGCCCCCGTGGTGCGGGACATCAGCGCCTGCAGCCGGCGGTCGATCTGGTCGTCCGTCAGCTCCGGGCCCTTGTTGACCACTTCGACGCTCTTCAGCTTGGGGCGCGTGTACTGCGCCAGCTCGGTGAGCAGCTTGACCTTCGTGTCCATGTCGACCACCGGCTTGAGAATCGGCTCCCCGTTCTCGTCCTTGATGATAGACCCGTCACGTGCCCGGTGCGGCTCCTGCGTCGTGAGGACCTTGGCCAGCTCTTCGATCGGGTCCAGGCCGTACCCTTCGAGCACGTCGGAGACCGCCCGTAGGTTCAGCTTGCCCGAGCGGCTGGCCTTGCCGCCCTGCCCGTGGTGAATCTGCGACCTGGACTCCACCTCGTGGGCCGGGTCGTAGTTCCACATGGACGGCGTCGTGGGCACATCGCCGAGCGTGCCAGACAGGCTGGCATTGCGTCTTGAGTGGTTCGCGTTCACGAAGTAACTCCCAGAACGCCCGCTGCGTGTGCCACCCCCATAGTGGATGGGACCCGCGGCCGGAGTCCCAAAAGCGGGGGCATACGGGGGGTCGAATCCATGGGCGTGGCGCGATCGAGACGGGGGGAGGGGGGTCGAAAATGGCTGGCGTCAGGCCTTGACCATGCCGCTGATCAGCGTGCCGTCGAACCCCTTGACCGACGAGCCGGGCTTGGACCCGGCCACGCCTTGCGCGGGGGCCTTGCCCATCGTGATCGGACCCGAGGGGGCCGGCACCTTGCCGGGCTTGGCGCCACTGCCGAATCCCTCGGCAGCGGTGACGGGGTTGCGGCTGGGAGGGGTTGCGTACTGTTGCGATGCCATGGCTGTTCCTTCAGTGTGACAAGACGGGGCGCGCTGCCCCTGGTTTCCCTCGTAGAGGGGTGAAAGGTTCGGTTCCTCGTCGAGGCACTAGGCCAGCGACTGCATCGGGCCGCCGGGCTTCCGGTAGCCCTGATCATCCCGGGCGGCCGCCTCCTGCTCCCAGGTCTCGGCAGGCTCGGCGCCCTCGCCCAGCTCGTCGCGCACCATCGCCAGGACCTCGTCCAGCGACTGCAGCGCCACGGGCTGCTCGGCCCCTTGGGCCTCCACCATGAAGGTGCCGTCCTCGTTGCGCGTGATGGTGATGCTCTGGCCGTCCATTGAAATGCCCTATCGCCCGACGCGGGCCGATTGATTTTCGGGCCGGATACATCGCGTTGCAAATAGTCAACAGAACCCCGGTTGGACGACAATCCGCACCCGGAAGTCACCCCGGAAGTCACCCCGGAAGTGGCGGTCAGCCTGGAAAGACCCCACAAGACAGTAGGACTTGCACGATTTCGCTTGCAGTGTGACATGCAGCCTGTCACAGTCCGGTCCATCGCAGCACGGTGCTGCGAGTCAACCCGGAGTCAACACCATGAACACGACCCCCATCATCACCATGAACATCGGCCTCCGCATCGGTCGCAGCGCTCACCTGAACACCGTCACCCAGACGTGTCAGGCCCTGGAACGCGCCGGCTTCAACCTCCAGATGATGCGCGTGGACCAGTCCAGCACCGAGCCCACCGTGGTGGTGCAGGTCGAGTCGGCCTCCACCTGGGGCGTCGACCCGGCCCAGGCTGGTGCGCTGCACGGCGTGGCCGCCGTCCTCGGCCAGCAGGCGATCGCCATCTTCGAGCCGAACCGGGGCCACGGCGTCCTGGTGGGCCCAGAGGCCGCCGCCTGGGGCAAGTTCGACCCCACCGAGTTCATCACCATCACCGGGCGCCGTCTGGTGCCCAAGGCCGCGGGGTCCTGGGGCTCTGGCGTGACCCGTGACCAGTCCGAGGACCGGGCGCAGCCGTACACGCTGGCCCAGCTCGCCGCCCTGGGTGCCTCCCGAACCTAAGGGTTTGTCCTGATGACAGCCGGGCTGTCGCGCTGCACAGTCCGGCTCACCCCCTCACCACCTGGAGACCTACCATGCGATTCCTCCCCGCCTTCGACATCTGGGCAGTTCCGACCGAGTTGCTGGCCGCCGCCCAGCCGGGCCAGCACGTGTTCGCCGGAGACCCGCGCGACCGCAACGCCCGGGGCCGCCTCTGGGGCGTCAAGCGCTCCGGCACCGTGGTCGTCGCCTGGAGTGGCAACACCCGCACCCGGAAGACCCGGGCCGATCAGGTGGACTACCACCGCGCGCTCCGCGCCTACGCTCTCGGCCGCTGACCCCTCGGCTCTGCCCGGCGTGCTGGGCAGACCTGAGGCGTCGCATCCCGCGCCGCCCGCACCTGGAGACCTCACCATGACCTTCCTGCACCGTGCCCTCTGGGCCGCCTCCGCCCTGTCCCTCGTCGCCCTGGCCCTCGTCGGCTGGCAGGCCGCCACGTACCTCACCACCGGCCATGGACTGCACCCTGCCCTGGCGGCAGGCCTGGGCCTGTGGATCCTGGGCCTGGGCTGGGCCTGCGCGACCCTGGCCGACACGATCGCCGCCCGGCATCACGTCGAGTAAGGGTTTGTCCTGATGACAGCCGGGCTGTCGCGTTGCACAGTCCGGCTCACCCCCTCACCACCTGGAGACCTCACCATGACCGCACCCACCATCCACTGCGTCAACGTCATTCACCCCCGGCGCAGCGGCGCCCGCACCCACTCGGTGTCCCTGAAGCTCGTGCTGGCCATTTCAGAAAAGGAGGCCCTGCGCCGAGTGGCCGCCGAGTCCGACGACGGCGACCTGATCCGCTACCGCAACGCCTTCGAGCCCGCAGAAGTCTTGACGTGGTCGTGGCAATCCTGGACCCGCGACGATGTCGCAAGCTCGTCGGCCCGCCCTGCCCGGGCCCTCTCCCCGGTGACCGAACGCGACCGCGCCCGGTTCTGGGAAGACGTGGTGCCTTACTTCGGCCTGGACACCTCGTTCGACTACGAGGCCACCCCCGAGGTATTGCTCGGCTACCTCAAGGCCTACGATCGCGCCGAGGCCATCTGACCCCACGGTTCTGCCCCTGCTGGGGGCAGACCTGTGGCGCCACTTCCGGCCCACGCAACCGCTCACCAGGAGAACACCATGAGCACCGAACTTGCCCTGAACCGTCAATGGTCCACCCGCCCCGCCGATGAGCGGTTCGTCTCCCTGCACGAGATGCAGGCCAAGCTGCACGCCCGCCGTGCCATCTCCCGCGCTGCCGTGACGTCCTCCCGGTCACTGCGCGTCGAGCCCACGGCCGACAACCGGGGTTTGCAGGTCCTGTCCAAGGCCGGCGTGCCTTACGCCCCCACGCACTGGGCCTTCGGCCAGCTCGCCAGCCTCGTCGGCGCTCCTGCCGGCTACCTGCGCAGCCTGCCTGCCCCTGTGGCTGCCGATTGCGTCAACTACGGCTTGCAGGTCGAGCGCGACGCCCAGGACATCGGCGTGCTGATCACCGGCGGCGGGGAGAACACCCTGCGCGCTGCCACCGGCCCCCAGTACGGGCGCATCTGGAACAGCGACATCGTCGACACCCTAACTGACCGGTTCGGTGACGGTGTCAACGGGCAGTGGCGTGTCCCTGGCGAATGGGGCCGCCGCGTGGTCGTCAACCGCGACAACACCACGCTGTACGCTGGCGACCGCGACCTGTTCATTTTCCTGGCCGACGAGGAGAACCGCTTGCCGGTGGCCACGCGCCAGGGCGGTGACCAGGGCACGCTGGCCCGGGGCTTCCTCATCAGCAACAGCGAAGAGGGTTCCGCCACGCTGCAGTTCCGGGCCTTCCTGTTCGACTACGTCTGCGGCAACCGGATCATCTGGGGCGCCCAGGAGGTTGCCAACGTCAAGATTCGCCACACTGCCAGCGCGCCGGACCGCTACCTCGAAGAGGTGGTGCCCCTGGTCCAAGCCTACGCTCAGTCCAGCGCCACTGGCATCGTCGACCGGGTGCAGATCGCCCAGCAGACCAAGGTCGACAAGCTCGACGAGTTCCTGGCCTCCCGCTTCGGCCCGCGCGTGGCGCAGCGCATCGTCGCCGCCCACGAGACGGACGAACAGCGCCCGATGGAAACGGTGTGGGACGTCGTCACCGGCGTGACCGCATACGCC